AAGAATGTATCTGCGTCAATGACCAAATATCGGTCCAAGATTCCAGGTATTATGATGCCCGCATACAATTTGATGAGTTGTTGGAGATACCAGCCATTTCGTTTATCTTTGCCATGGTAAATGGCAATTTGGTCCGTAAATGGGAAAATGGATTCGTCAATGATGATGCAATCACTACAAATAAATGCTGGAATCGGTGTAACAATATAAATATTCCGCAATCCAATGACATTTGTTTTGGTGCATTCAATTTGTTTCTCTATGTTTTGTAAATCGTTGGGACCTAGCGGAATGACCACATCAAACATTATGTAAAAATATAAACCAAAATCTTTATATTTTTATTATTTTACTTCTTGGATTTCTTTTTTTTAGGCTTGTCATTTTTGAAAAGAGTAACTAGTTCGTCTTCAGTCAAAGGTACTGTATTTGGTGGTGGTGGTCTAAGACCCGACTTCTCCTGTTTCTCATCACCAATCTTTACAACAATGTTTTTATTTGCGGTTTGTATAGAAGGTGTTTGCATAATAGAAGGTGTTTGCATAATAGAAGGTGTTTGCATAACAGAAGCTGAAGCCAAAGCCTCCCTCATCTTTCTCTCTTCCATCTTCTTTCGCAACCTCTCCTTCATAGCCGATTGTTTGCCCATTTGAACAACTGTGTTTGCATTGAGTCCTGCACCCGCCGCCATATTCTTGAACATCTTGGCAAATGGACCATTAGTGAAATTCTTGATGAAATCCTCGCCTCCACCCATTTCCTTGAATTTCTCTACAAGTGTTGCAACTTCTTTCATCAACTCATCTTGAGAAATATCGCCACTTTGCATTTTATTCTGGAGTTTGTCGGTGATTTTCTTCATAATACCCATTAGTTTCTTGGGGTCTTTCATTAGTTGGGCCATGATTTCCTTGATGGATTTGTCCTTTGTGTCTTCATTTTCGTCGAAAACATCCTTTAGGTCACCAGTGAATTCTTCAGTCAACTCTTTTGCCAACTTACCCAACTTGCCCTCCATTAAGATTTTCATATGCTCCTGGATAATCTCGGGCTTAGGTAGCTTGAAACCTTTAGGCAAGGAACCCGATGGCAAGGAACCATGTTCTGACGACGGTTCTGACGACGAAGAAGTCGTATCATCTTGTTCTTCAGAATAATTACTGTCGGAACCCATACCTTTGAAAAAATCTTCTAGTCCTGCCATCGTTTCTTTCATCTTATCTTGCAAATCATTCTCGTTCATTGACTCAAACATATCCAATGTGTCGCCAAAATTGGTGGTGTCCTTTACAGAACCCAGGACAGTGAACAACAACAGTTGTAAATACTTCCACATGGAGGTCTTGGTTCCCTCACTCACGCCAGCACAATTGAATAAAAGCTTAAAATCCACATCGGGCAAAAACATTACATTTGCATCGGATTCTGGACTGAAAATATCCATATTGGAATTCATAATATCAAAAAATCTCTCCGGGAAAACGGCCATAAAATGCTGGTTTAGCTTTTCGTATTCGGCATCGTCAGCGGTTAACCACTTTTCCCACAAAAATACATACTCGGGGAAAACCTTGGTCAAATCATTGGTGAAATCAATGATGATGGAACGAAGATTTTTGTCACTCATTTTGATATATTTATTATTTGTATTGTTTTTATATTGTAATTATTCCAAACAAATTAGGGGAACTACGTTCCCCTATGACCCCTCCCTTATCCTTTATATATGGTCTAGGAGGTCAAGCGAATTTTGCTTCATGACCCCTCCTTTATCTTTTAAAGAGGAGGGGGTCGTAGGGGGAACTACGTTCCCCTACGTGGTAAGTCTCACAAATCCAAAATAGGTAAGTCCAAACAAAACACTTTTGAACATGAACCCATATAAATTCAAATTTCCGTCATCATTATAGATTTTCATAAAACTCAAATACTTAAACATTAGCGTATTGATAATTGGAATTTGAAAAAGGAAAAACAAAACGCCAATCAAAATGGGTGTTTGAAACTCATCATAGAGAGAACCAATCAAATCTTTGCGATGTTTTTCCTTCTGGTGTTCATCCGTCATTTTCACCATTCGGTCTTCGTATTCGCGCAAATAATCTGTTGTCAACTTAGCAGTAGGAACATGATTGGGTATTGCCTGTTCATCTTGAAATGATTCCGTAAAACCTCGGTTCATCATGGGTGGAGGGGCGCGTTGCATAGATTCGCCACTAAATCCACCGGAGCCACCGCCCATTTGATTTTGATTAGCATTAAGCATCGGCAATTGCGTATCGGTCGGTTCCGGAATCCCATAGGGGTTTTGATGAATATTTAATGGTTGATATTGTTGTCCCATTCCAATACCTCGGGAACCTGCATCTCTGCTTGAAAATTCGTTACCTCCAGATGATAATCCTCCTCCTCCTCCACCAGAGGAGTATCCAACTCCAACTCCATTATTATTTGGCAAATCTGAAATCCGTGTCACCTCCATTTTATAAATTATACAACAGAGAACATTGTATAATTTTAACCGCCTAAACTATTTATTGTGTCAAAACATTTGGGTCACTGATTTCAATGATTTTTTTGGTTTTGTTGCAAGAAACAGGATTCAAAACATACTTGTGGCAATATTCGCCAAATTTGTATATTTTCCCATCAATCTCATTGATGACTGGTCCATTGAAAATCAAGCAGTTCTTGCCTTCGCACACTTCTCTAAACATTGTGGCAAGTCCGAGTCCCAACATGACCGATATTAATAATTGCCCAAATTCCGTGTACAATAATCGTTTTAAATTCATCTGGCTTATATATTATTCGTTAGATTTCCTGAAATCCAAATTTTTTATTTTATTTTATCCATGTTTTTATTTTTACAAAATTGAACAAAAATTTACAAAAGAGGTTAAAAATATAAACCAATATATTATAACCTTGTAACAATGTCAGCTGTAAAAAAATATGAAGATTTTATGAGAGCACATTCAGTGCCAAAAGAAGCGCCAAAAGAAGCAACCAAAACAAATGCCCGGATTCCTAGTAAACCTGGAAATAAAGAACAGGTATATGGCGGCAAATACAACATTCCTGACGAGAAATACGAAGAGTTCTTAAATTTATATTATAAATATTGCATTGATGGTGGTAAAGACGAGTTCTTGACCGAGATACAACGCGAAGATTCAGCTCCCATCTTGGTTGATATTGACTTGAAATATGACCACGCAATCAATACGCGAATTCACACTAAAGACCATATTGACGACCTGGTCTCACTTTATTTAGTCATTTTAAAAGACATATACCAATTTGATGAGACGCCCTTCTACATATTTGTAATGGAAAAAGACGCTGTCAACCAAATTGAAGACGGCGAGAAATCATTGACTAAGGACGGCATTCATTTGCTAATTGGAATCAAAGCGAGTCGTGCAATCCAAATGCATTTGCGAACAAAAGTGATGGAGAAAATCGGCGAAATGTGGAAACTGCCAATTATCAATACGTGGGACCAAGTGTTTGACAGTTCAATCAGCAGTGGAAATACCGGTTGGCAACTTTTCGGTAGTCGAAAGCCCGACCATACTGCATACAAATTGACCCACGTATATGAGAACAAGTTTGACCCCGCGGACAACGAGCCGATGACCAATTACATTCCACTTAAAAATTTCAAGATTGCGCAGAAAATCCAGTATTTGTCGGCGAGATATACTGGATTCCCCGAGTTTCCAACAAATTCCAAATTTTCAGTAATGGATAGTACTATCAATGCATCTGGGCAAAAGAAACGCGCATATGCGGGTCCAAGTAGCAATCATTTTGTAACAAATTCTGGAGTATTGGAGGCCATTTTATATGTTAAATCACATCAAGAGTTGGATTTGGTGGTTCAAGAGACGCTTAACCAGATGACGGCGCGCGATTATGAGTTGGTGGAGACACACAAATATACCATGACTTTGCCAGAACAATACTATGGACCCGGCAGTTATGAGAAATGGTTGCGCGTCGGTATGGCGTTGTCCGAAACGTGCAGTTTGTTATTCATTACCTGGGTGGCAATTAGTGCTCAATCGGTTAATTTTAAGTTTTCCGATATTCAAGATATGTTTGAAAAGTGGCAGAAATTCGATTGCAAAAAAGGCGCGGCCGTTCTAACCAGGCGTTCCATTATGCATTGGTCAAAACAGGACGCATCTGCAAAATTCCGCGCAGTTCGCAACGAAAGTGTGGATTACTATATTGACAAGACAATTGCGCCAATGATGAGCGATTTCAACGAGGGTGGAAAAGGCAATGGAAAACCGTGTGGTGATTTTGATATTGCCAATGTTTTGAAACAGCTGTATAAAGACGAATATGTCTGCGTAAGCATCAAGCATAATATCTGGTATAAATTCCACAATCATCGTTGGGTAGAAATTGATTCGGGAACCACTTTGAGAAAGGCGATTTCCACAGAACTGAATGACATTTATGCAAGCAAATTGAAGGGCATCGAAACGTCGATTGAAGCATTGGAAAGCCAAGATGAAACCAATGATTTGATAAAGACACTTAAAAAAAAAATGGGAAAAATCTTGGATATCCGTTTGCGTTTGGTCACGACCAACGACAAGAAAAACATCATGACGGAGGCGAAGGAGTTGTTTCACGACCCCCTATTTATGGACAAGCTGGATATCAATCCTTACTTGCTTTGCTTTGAGAACGGCGTAGTGGATTTCAAGGAGAAGGTTTTCAGGAAGGGATATCCGGAAGATTATGTGAGCAAATCCACATGCATTGATTATGTTGCAAAAAATGACCCAAAGACAATTGCTGAAATCAATGATTTCATGTCGAAATTGTTTCCGAGACCTCAGTTACGAGAGTATATGTGGGACCATTTGGCCTCGATGTTGCTCGGCACTCCAGACAAACAGACGTTCCATATGTATATTGGTGAAGGTCGTAACGGCAAATCAGTGTTGACTACGCTCATTGATGAGATTATGGGCGAATACAAGGGCGTGGTTCCGCTGTC